CAAATGGGGCCGGCGTTACGAAAATAAAGGAAAATCATACCAAGACGGAGAATACAAGCCCATAAGAAAGGAGGACCAAGGAAAGGAGGAATGTTTCATGTGGGGCGAAGCCGCACAATACGCCGCCGACACCGGCGCCGGCATATTTGCCGTTTTGTTTATTCTTTTACTGGGAACCGTGGCGGCCCTGGTTAAGTGGGTTCTAAACACTAACAACCAAAGGGAACAGCGCTACATTGACGTAATAGACAAGCAAGCCGAAGCTATAAAGGAATACCACGGGAACATTAAGCACGACCTTAACGACATTAAAAAAATGCTATATGCGAAAGGAGGGCCAAACGCATGAAAAAGCCAAAAATCAAGTGGGTGGGTTCGCCTAATTACGGCTACCCAAGAGGGACCGAGGGCAGAGGCGGCCACCAGGTAATTGCTATCGTAAACCACATAATGCAGGGAACCCTTGCGGGGACCGACGCCTGGTTCAACAACCCGGCCGCAAAAGCAAGCGCCCATTTTGGCATTGGAAGGGACGGAACTATCCACCAGTATGTTAAGCTAGGGAACGCCGCCTGGGCCAATGGTGCCGTAAGGTCGCCAAGCTGGCCGCTACTCAAAAAAGGGGTGAACCCAAACCTTTACACCGTATCAATAGAGCACGAAGGATACAGCGGGGACAAGCTGACGCCGGAACAATACCAAGCCACCCTGGCCTTGCACAAGTGGCTAATTAAAGAACTGGACCTGGAAGTAAACAGAGATACCATTATCGGGCATTATCGAATTGACAGCGAATGGAAAGCAGGTTGCCCTGGGCCTGGGTTCCCGTGGGAGCGCCTTTTTAAGGACCTTCAAGAATTGCCAGGCACGCCTATTTTGGGACAAGCCGAAGCAACACCGGAGCAATTGAAGGCGTTTTGGAAGAAGCACAACCCGGAAGCACCGGTGGACCTGGTGGACCTATATTACAGCATTGCGCCCATATACGGGGTGCGACCGGACCTGGCCGTGTGTCAAATGTTCAAGGAAACCGGGTTCCTTAAATACGGCGGCCTGGTGAAAGACTGGCAGAACAATTATTGCGGCCTGGGAGCAACCGGAAGGCCCGCAAGAGGTAATGAGGACCTACGAGGGGCCGACCCGGACCTGGTGAGTTTTGAAGAAGGGGTCCACGGGGCCATATTCAAGACACCGGACGCCGGCGTGGAAGCACACGTCCAGCACCTTTTCGCCTATGCCGCAGACAAGAACAAACCCTTCCCGAAGGACCGCAAGCTGGTGGACCCACGGTTCCGCCTGGTGCGACGAGGAAGTGCGCCGCACATTGAGGACTTGAACGGCAAGTGGGCCGTTCCGGGCAAGGGATACGGTGAAAGTATAGTCAAGATATTGGACAAAGCCCTGGAAGTGGAAATGCAACCGGTGGGAACCTTTACCGACGTGCCGGACGACCATTTCGCCGCCAGGTCGGTGGGCCGACTAACCAGGGCCGGAATAATTGCCGGGTTCCCGGACGGCACATTCCGAGGGACCAGGGCGGTGGACCGCTACGAACTAGCGGTGATATTAGACCGGGCGCTTACGTTGGCAGGCTTTGACCTGGACGAAGTGGCCGGAACCGGAAAGGAGGGGACCGACTAATGCTGGATAATTTAGGGCAGAACCTTGAAACCCTTTTCGTCCTGGCCATAATTGCTGAAATGGTTACCCAGCTAATTAAAGGGTGGTTCGAGAAGGAAAAGGAACTGCCAAAGCAGGCCAAGCGCTATATTGCCATAGCCGTGGCCCTGGCCGTGGGTGTATATTACACCTGGCAGACCGGAACCAGCATACTGCAAACCCTGGGCTACGAAGTGCAAAACCCGACGGCCGACGTTGTAATGACCGGGGTATTTATAAGCGGCGGGTCGAGAATGTTATATAAACTTTACACCCTAGCGACCGGCTGGCTTAAAATCCTGGCCGAGAAAAACAAAAATTGACCCGAAAAATTAAGCATAAAAGCCAAGCCCTCTTTAATAAGATTTATTAAGACTTATTAAAGGGGGTTTTTATTATGTATTTTGGGGCAGATAGCGGGAAAAAATCTTATACCAGGAAGTAGAGGGCCAAAAAAAGAAACGCAAAAAATAAGGAATATTTACAAGCCATAAACCATATGCTATAATAAAAAATACAAACAGGATTGAAAAATTATAGAAGGGAGCGCATAAAATGACTTTGCAAATAATCAAGACCGAAGGGAGCGCCAAGCTGGTGGGGGCCGACGGGCAAGAAATAGCCCAGGGGACCCTGGCAGATATGGAAGCACTCAAAAAGTTTAAGGAAAGGCCCAGGAAGGTTATTTTTAGAATTAGCCAGGACCGCAAAGAACGCCTGGTGGAATACCTGGAAGAAAACGAGAAGGCCGGCAGGGAACCGTCGAGCCAACAGGCCGCCTTTGACGAAGCAATGGCCGACTGGTTCAAAAAGCACGGCCTGGAATGGTAGGTGGCCGGCGTGAGCGCCACCAAGAGTGGCGACCCAAATAAAATATTCCGTTAGGCCCAAAAAAATGGACCTATTTTTATTTTTTTATTTGCAATGCCATACGCCATATGCTATAATATTATATAGAAAGAGGGAAACACAAAAACAGGAGGGCGACGAAATGAAGGGAACAAGAATTTACTATCACGGCGACATGGCAAACCAAGGGGGGTTCGGCACAATAACCGAAGCAATACCAGCCAACAAATACGCACCGGAGCAAGTAAAGGTCAAAATGGACGACGGCCGAGAATTCACCATTTTTTCCAGCATGATAGAAGGTGAATACAAAGGACACGGCGGAACCCGATTTGTAACAGAGGAAGCATATAAGAAGTGGCGCCAGGAAAAGCTGGAACAACTTAAAAAATCAATTGGTAAGTAAGCAACCGGCCGGGGCCGACCCGGCCACCCATAATAAAAATTTTAAGGAGGTCCACACAATGGAAAAAAGACAAATTAAATTTAATGCGGTGAACACAAGGGGCGAAGCAGTCGCCAGCGTAATAGCAGAGAACCCGGAGGAAGCCAGGCGGGCACTGGAAGCAATACTGGAAAAAGAGGTCGAGGAAGCAAAGGCCAAAGGGAACGACTGGGTTATCGAGTGGAAACAGGGCAACCTTATTTCCTGGAAGCAAAACGGGCGCAAAGTCCTGGCAGGGCACGCCTGCAACCTGGAAGTGCACCAGCTAACCCACAAGAAAAACACCGAAGTAATAATGGACCTGGTAAAGGGAAATATGCCGGAAGGGTTCGCCAAAAAAATGACCCTGGAATGGTTGCAACAGCTACACAGCAACGCCGACCTAATCGAGCACATAACCAGGGAATACGAAAAGAACTGGGGGTGTAAATAATGTTAGGCGGCGGTCCATATGAATGTAAAAGGTGCCCGAAATGTGGTTCGCTAATGTGGAACGGTAGGTGTGAGGACACAGACTGCGAATATCATTGGCACCCACTAGAAGAATAAGCCGAAACGCCCTGCGGGGCGTCCGTCGGGACTGGCCGCCCGGCGCTGATGAAGGCAGGCCACATAAAAGGAGGTTTTATAAATGTTAAACAAAATGTTACGACATAGCAAGGGAAAAATGGTTCGAGAGCGCCCGCAAATACTTTGAATATGTGGACGAATTAAAGGGGGTGGAATAGTGAAGGTATCAGAAGCAGTAAAGAGGGGCAGGGAATTGGGCCTGGTGATATTCCAGGCCCGTGCCCTGGGCTGGGAGGACGACCCGAAGGAACATTATATCGTCAATGGCGAGTTAATGACCGGCCAGGCGTTGGTGGACCTGGTGGTAAGAATACATAATGGGGAGGAAGTGGAAATATGAAAACAAAAGCCGACTTTTGGGACAAGCTAGAACAAGCATTATTCGGGCCGGTCGCCGACAAGGTGGCTTATGTGGTCCTGGGCCTGGCGGCCGCATACATAACCGGCCATATTATTTTTTTTATTTGCCGCTAGAAAGACCCTTAACCTAATAGCCTATGCAATCCTAAAAAAATATTCTTCACTAGCAGGAATTTATGCTAGTATAGAATTAATTAAAATGTTGACAGTGTTAACACTTTGTTTTTAAGGAGGTGAGTTTATGGTTAATGGTATAAAGCACTACCGACTGAAACTTAAACAGACAGGCGAAAAAGAATGGTCCCAAAAAGCGGTTGCTGACCACGCCGGGATACCAAGGAGCAGGCTTTCAATGATAGAAAACGGCCACATGTTACCGACCGTCGAAGAATTAGAAAAAATAGCCGAATACCTAGGGGTATCACCGGGGCACCTTTACACGCCAAACCAAATTCAAATAATCCACGAGATGGACCGGGGGAGAATGGGAAATGCCTAATAAAAGAAACGAAAAACTGCCAACAACCTTTAGGGAGTATGCAAAAAAACACAAACGAAGGGGAAAACCTGCGGTTTATTGGGAAGTGTTAGAACGTGATAACTGGAAATGCCGCCGGTGTGGTGAGGAATACAGAGTGTTAGAGGTCCACCACATAATCCCAAAGGCGAAAGGAGGGAGCGACGACCCAGACAACCTTATAACTTTATGCTGGCCGTGCCACATGAGGGCACACAGGGAAAGACGGTGGAAACTGCGTTATGGAACGACAAATATTAATGAAATCAAAAATATTATTCTAAAGGGGGAATATTAAATGGCTACTGCCAAAGTATTAGCTGAAAAGAAACTAAAATCATTATTAAAAAGCGACTTCGACCCAAAGGACATTCGACTATCAGAGAGCGGCCACAAATGCAGGCGCTTGCGTGTATTGCGTGCCCTGGGATATGAACCGGCACCGGTAGCCGACGACGTTTTGGGGCTTTTTGAAACCGGCAACGTGTGGGAAGAATGGTTCCACGGCCTACTGCGTGAGGAATACCCACGAAAGACCCGCACCCAAATGGAGGTCCAAACGCCTTATGGGGCCACCGGACATATGGACGTATGGTTCCCGAAGCCACCGGCGGACCTGGGGGGCGGTCGTCCGAGGTTCTACGAGTGCAAGGCCGTGCGAGAAGGGGCCAAGTATTACGGCCTACCAAAAGACGAACACCTTTACCAGGTGCAGGCATATCACCATTTTGGCCGCAAATACGGCATTAAATGGGGCGGCCAAGTTACAAAACTGCCGGACGACACGGTGGCCGAAATTGTATATATAATCCGGGAAACCCTGGAAGTAATACCCTACGAAGTGGAATACAGCCCGGATATAGGCGAGGAAATCGAAACCGAAACCAGGCGGGTGCGCCGCATGATAGACAGCCAGGAAGTGCCGCCGGTGGAACTGGGCCACGCAGAATTCCCTTGTTACTACCAAACCAAGGATTACGAAGTATATTGCCCGTTTTATATATACTGCCACGCCGACGCAGAGAGCCAGGACGACGGCGCCCTGGTAAAAGCCGACCTGGAACCCAAGCTGAAAGAATACGACCAGGTAAGGGGTGAATATTCGGCCAAAAACAAAGCGGCGCAAGCGGTCAAAACCAAAAAGAAAGCGGTTGAAAAAGAATTGGACGGGCTATTTAACGCCCTGGGAACCGACGCCGTGGTCGCCGGGGACTTAAAGGTCCACAGAACCCTTATTAAAGGCCGTATATACCCGGACGTGGACAAGGCGCTAAAAATGGGCCGCATAGACCTAAAGACCTATAACGCAATTATGGAAGTGAGCAACAAAGGGTCCGACTATTACCGTTGGTATGTGAAGGACCTATCCAAGAAGAAGGGGGGAAAGAAGAATGGCAAATAATCAGAAGCAGGACAAGCAATGGCCGCCGCTATTGGAGCACGGCGGGGCCGACGTCAAGAAAATGGCCGAGGAATTGGGCGTAAAAATACCGCTTGAAAGCCCGTTCACCGTGAACGACCTTAATAAATTATTCCCATTGTTACGGGCACCTATACGCCAGGACGCCGTGGAAGCTACCAAGGGACACCAAACTGGCAAGGGATACGACACCACCGGCTACGGCTACCAGGCCCTAGTGGACCGCCTTAACGAGGTTGTGGGCATAGGCCATTGGGACGCCCTGGTAACTGACACCACATATACGGAAGGCAAATACAGCACCGGCCGCCTTAAATTCGTGTATGAACTTAATATCCGCCTGGAAATAGGTTACCCGGTAATCAAAGAGGACCCGGAAACTGGCCTGCCGAAGCGCCATTGGGTTATGGTGGCATACAAGGAAATGGTGGGAACCCATGAAAGCCCGGTCCGTGGCGACGCATACAAAGGCGCATATACCAACGGCCTTAAAAAGTGCGTTGGGTTCTTTGGACCAGGGGCGGACGCATACCTGGGCATAATTGACGAGGACAACCAACCGCTACCACCGGACCTTCAAGGCGAGCGTGTCGGATTTACAGAAGAACAACGCCAGCGCCAGGCGTCCAGTAGAAGAAGCAAAAAACAAAACAACAACAAGAAAAATCAAAGCGGAAGCCAGGGGCAAAACATGACACAAAAGACCTGGGACAAGCTGGTGGCCCTAGTGAAAGAACTTAACCTGGACAAGTCCACAGCGGCGAAAATATCCTGGAAGGTTACCGGGACAGGCAATTCCAAAAAACTAACCGAGGATAAGGCCAAAGCCTTAATTGAAAAGCTGGAACTAATGCGGGACGGCGCATTGACCTGGGACGGCAACGACTTTAAGGAAGAAGCGGACCAGGACCCAAACCAGCAGGAGCAGGACAACGGCCCGGAGCAAGAACAGGACGACGTAAAACCGCCCTGGGAACAAGACCCGGAGGAGCCAGCCGAGGACCTGCCGAACAACGCCGAGGAACTGAACGTGGACCCGGAGGAAGTGGAGAAGCACGCAGAGAGGACCGAGCAAATAAACAAAGCTATGGAAATGGACTGGAACGCAATGCAGAAGTTAGCCAAGGACCTGGGTATCAACCCGGTGGGGAAGAAAAAGCGGGAACTGGCGGAAATGATAGTGGAAGCCACCCAATGACCTGGAAGCAAGGCGACCGGTTCCGGGTCCTGGAAACGGTCCGGGACCTAACCGGCCGACTAATAGCCAAGAAAGGAGAAACGGGCCGGGTGGTGGCCGACCAAAAGGGGCCAGCGCACCCGGTGAGTGTATACCTTAATATCCGTAATAATATTTTTGACGGGGCCTACAAGACACTACCGGCCACCGCCAAACTTGAAAAACTTATGGGGTCGGGCTAATTATACCATGCCAGCCCGGCCCTTAAAAAGGGGGCGAAGGCATGAAAATGGTTAATTTATTCGGCGAGGAAGTGAGGGTCAAAAAAACCAGGGAACAGGTGGAGGGGTCGCAAGAGCGCAAGGAAGGCAAATGCCGCAGGTGCGGCCGTGCACTATCGGACCCGGCGAGCGTGGAACAAGGAAGATATAATCGCCGAAGAGCCAAGGGTGGAAGTAGTCCTGAGAGAGATTTCCTAAGGAGGGTTAAGCGTGAATGTCGGCGATAGAGTTTTTATAGCAGAAGAATTTACTTGTCAAGATTGTGAATATTACGATCACTATAACGGATTATGTAAAAAGACTAAAGAAGAAAAACACTTTTTAGATTCAGTATGTAAAGATTTTAAGTATGTTCCATTTTAATTTGGGAGGGTTGAGTGATGAAACAACATATAACTGTTGAGCAATTATTTGAACTACAAGATTATAAACTAGCAGAGGTAATGGATGAAGAATTTCAAAATGCAGTAAGAAATCTTAATTGTAATCCATATATGTCTGATACAGAAAAAGACAATTTAATCGAAGTGTTAGCAGAGCAAGTTACAATAGGCAAAATGATAGAGATATTATCGAACTTTGTATATGATATTGAAATGTTTCAGGGACATGGTTATTGGGACACAATAGTTAGAATAACAACTGATAATGGCAAAAAAGAATATAAATCTGAATGGCTATGTGACGCTCTTTGGGAAGCAGTGAAAGAAGTATTATAGGAGGGGTCGAAGTGGAGAAGCTTACGAAAAGAGAAACGGAAGTTTTAGAAAAAAATTAAAGGAATTAGTGCCATATATGGCGAATATATCATATGGGCGGCAGGAAAGGAAAATGGTATACTTTGAAAAAGGGGGATAATATGCCCTTTTGATACCAGGCTGCCACCTGCCGCCCAAGCAGACAATGGCGGCCTGTATTTATTCCCGGAAAGGGGGTTGAAGATATGGCGAACCCACAGCCAACGGACGCACACTTGCGCATTGCGCACGAAATCCAAGAACAAATCATGGCAAGAGAATTTACCAAGCGGCAAAGGAACATTTTGGACCTAATCCTGCGGCTATCCTGGGGGTGCGGCAAAAAATACGCCATTATACCGAACCTTAAAGACTTTGAAGTGGCCGGGGTTCGCCGCACGCACGTTAAGGCCGAACTGGAATTCCTAGACAAAAGCCGGGTTATTAAGTGGGTCCGTGAAAGTAACTTATTTGTATTCAATAAGGATTATGACACCTGGGTGGTAAGTTACACCAGGACCCACGACGAAAAGCGCCTGGACGAGTTAATCCACATTAACCTGCAAGATAAAAAGCAAGGGGCACCCTATGAAAGCCTAATAAACAACCTTTTGGGTTACCAAAACAGTAACCAAGTTACTGAAACAGGAACCGAGTTACCAAAACAGGAACTGAATTACCAAAATAGTAATTCAGTTACTAAAACGGTGGTAAACGGTTACCAAAACAGTAACTTTTCAGAACAGCAACCGCCCGCCACGCCTGGCGTTGAGGGGTCCCTAAAGAAAGTATTAAATAAAGATATAAATAATATTAGTAGTAGTAGTATAGAGGACAACCCGGTGGAAAACTTTGTGGATAATGTGGACAACCCATTAAAAGACCCAAAGACTGGCGAATTAGTTAAGTTTTTTTCTGAACAATTTATTATTATGGCAAGCCCTTACCAGGTAGAAAAGGTCCTGGCCTGGACCAAAGAACCGGCAAACATGGACCCGGACCTGGTGAAATGGGCCATTGAACAGGCGTTGGTCGCAAACGTGCGCCGGTTGGACTATGTGGAAGGTATACTGCGGAACCTTTACAACGAGGGCATAACGACCAGGGAGCAAGCGGAAGCGAGAAATAAACAAAAGGAGGGACAAGCCCGTGGAAAACAACAGAAGAAACAGCAAAAGCGAACCGGAGGGAATAGGAAAGACGTTGGGGACCTTGTTATCGAATAGCGGCAAGCAAATGGCCGACCAGGAGGACAAGCCCGAACCGACAACCTGCGAGAAGTGCGGCAGGACCCTGGACTGGTTCCAGGTGGACCTTTTGGGTCGCAAAAAATGGATAATGAAAACCTGCGAATGTATAAAGGCAGAGTGGGAGAAGGAAGAAAAAAGGCGCAAAGCAGAAGAACGCCGCCGACGCATTGAACGCCTTTTTAGTTTATCACGGCTAGGAACCAGGTTTATGGAAAGTAGATTCGAGAACTGGGAGCCAATGCCAGGAGCGGAAGCGGCCCTGGACTACGCCCTGGACTTCGCCGAAAACTTCGAGGAATACCAAAAGAGGGGCGAGGGCCTGCTAATATATGGACCACCCGGAAACGGCAAAAGCCACCTGGCGGCCGCCGTGGTCCACCGACTGCTGGAAAGAGGGAAGCCGGCCATATTCCAAAGCGTGCCGGACCTGCTGGACCGCATACGCCGCACATACGACAGGGACAATTCGACCAATGAAGGTCAAATCATGGCGGCCCTGGAAGAAGCGGACCTGCTAGTGCTAGACGACGCCGGCGCAGAGCAATGGACCGAATGGGCCGAAAGCAAGCTATATACCATTATAGACCACCGTTACCGCAATAAAAAGCCCATTTTTGTAACGACCAACACCGACGTGGAGGAACTGGAAAGCGCCGTCGGGTTCCGTGCTTACGACCGACTGCTGGAAATGTGCTTACTGGTGAAAAACAGCGGCGAGAGTTACAGAAGGATAATTGCAAGGCGTCGCATACAGAGCATTAAGGAGGGGCGCAGAAAATGAAAAGATACCTAAACCGCCAGGAAAAAAACGAGGTCCTGGAACTGGCGGCCCTGGTGTCTTACCTGGAAGAAAAATTCCTGGAAAACAAAAGGAAGCCCAAGGAATATAAGACCTGGGCCAAATATGCAAGGACCTATATTTTTAAGATTATGGACGCCTACATGGCGAACCTGGACCAGCACGAAGTGGAACGACTGGTGGCCGGCATGAAAAGCCGGGAAGTTACGGTCCTATACAAAACCGAAGCCAAGCGGGAATATGAAAAAATGCTGAAAATGGAAAGCACGGTCCCGGTGGAAGCGGACGACCTGCTGGACATAGTGGAGCAGGCAATAAATATTTGCGTTGAGTGCGAAAAAACAGGGAGCGAAGCACAAAACTGCCACCTTAAAAAACTATTTTTGAAATATGACATTGAACCGCTAGACCACCACGCACCACCAGGACGGTGCCCGTATAAATACAAGGAGGAATGAGCAATGCAAGAAAGGCAAATACCTATTTATCTAATTCACCCTTACAGAGGGAAAGGCAGGCCGGGAGAATATGCCGAGAACCTGCAAAAAACCATTGATATAGCCCAAGAGATACAGGCGGCCCTGCCGCAGGTATTAGTAATTAGCCCGGTCCTGGCCCTGGGGCCTATTAATGACGAGAACCTGCACCCAAAAATTAGAGAGCAGGCCCTAATCAAATGTAAAAACCTTATGGAAATTGTATACCTGGCAGGGGGTGAAGCCTGGGCCTTTGGGGACGTCGCAAACTCTAAAGGGTGCGGCATGGAAATGCACCACGCCGGCGCCCTGGGTATGCGCCTTCGTATTGACCCGGACCCGTGGGCGTTGGAAACAATACAATGTTACGACCACGCCTGGGTCCACCTGGGAGAAACCACACCAAGCGGCAAAATCCTTTATAGGTGCGCAAAATGCGGGATAACAGACACAGTGCCAGTAAAGCCAAAGCATGAGGATAGACCATGCAGACCCGTAATAAGGGTGGCCCATTTTGCCACCTGCCCGCAGGCGTCGCAATTTAGAAGGGGGAAGAAATAATGGACAGAATAACCGAGAGGGTGGCCGAGGAAGTGGCCGACGTGGAAATCATGCTGGCCCAGGTCAAAATCCTGCTGGATATATTCGCCGACAAGCCATAAAAGGCCGCCGGGGGAATTACCAAAACAGTAACCGGGTTACCAAAACAGGAACCCGGAATGGAAGGGGGTTTTAAGTGTGATAAATATTTGCGTGCAAGTGGGACGACTTACACGGGACCCGGAACTGCGCTACACCGGGAGCGGAAACGCCATTGCAACCTTTACCCTGGCCGTTGACCGTGAATACACCGACGCCCAGGGAAACAGGCCGACCGACTTTATACCGGTGAAATGCTGGCGGAAGCTGGCCGAAACCGTCGCCAACCACCTAAACAAAGGGCGCCTGGTATGTGTGGTCGGGTCCTGGGAAGTGGAAGAATGGGAGAAGGACGGACAGCGCAGGCGCAGGGACATATTAAAAGCCGAAACCGTTAAGTTTTTGGACTGGCCGAAAGACCAGGGCCAAGGCGGTGGAGATTATAACGACGGCTTTATGCCCGTTGACGACGACGACGTGCCGTTCTAGGGGGTGAAACTATGCTAAACATAATAAGGCGCTGGCTAATTAAGAAGCTGGCCGGGGACTGGATAGTGATAATTAATTACAAACTGGGACCCATTCACCTGGACAACCAGGGCCGTGGGGTTCTAATAGACACGGGGAGGAATGAGCCATGAGCAAAAGCGCAAGGTATAACGGGACCGTGTGGTGCGACCTTTGCGGGTCGTTCCACACCAGGCCCTTACAAAACAATGCGGGGGAAATCCGTTGCCCTTCGGTGGGAATATGGACCACCGAGTGGACGCCGGAGAGCGAAGGGGGTTTTATAGGTGCCGAAGAAGTGGAAGCCGAGGAAAAAACCAAGGACAAACCGTAAATGCGACGACTGCGGCGCCAGGGCCACCCATAGAATGGTGGGGCCGCTACCAAGCGGGGACCAGGTGCGCCGCTATCTATGCAAAGAGTGTCGGGACCTATGGGTCCGTATACAAAAGAACCTGGACCAGGTGGCGGGTAAATATCCAAAAGAGCACCTGGCCGTTGTGGAGGGCGCCAGGTTCGAGAAATTGAAATGAGCCGCAAAAGACATTTAGGCGACGCCCTGGAGAACTTAATAAACTGGTCCTGCCGCCAATACCAGGCCCAGGGCGTTGCCAATATTCAAAAATACCCGACACCGTATAAAATCATAGGCCAGGACAAGCGCCGCAGGTGCCTGCTGGCCGTGCCGGAGGAAAAGGCCGGCGTGGACTATGTGGGCGAATACGGCGGCCGGCCCTTCGCAATGGAAGCGAAAAAGACAGAGAACCGGACCCGCTACCCGTTGGACCCGTGGAACCGGGAGAAGCACCAAAGGGAATTCCTGGACCGGTGGAACGGACTGGCCTTTTATCTTATATCATTTTGGAGCCTGGGGGAACATTACCTGGTCCCGTGGGCGGAATACAAGAAATGGCACCAGCAAGCCCAGGAAGGCGGCAGAAAAAGCATACCGCTTGACTGGTTCCGGGAGAACATGCCCAGGATCAAGGAAGGCGGCAGGGTGGCCCTGGACTTTTTGGCCGCCGTGGACAAGTTGGTGGAAAAGGGGGCGTGGTAAATGAGAATAGCCGGACCACCTACCAGGGAACTGGTGGAAGTGGTCCAGGAAACCCTGGAAAGGGAGCAATGGCACAGGGAAAGAAAAGCGGCCCAAGAGAACCCGCCAGGTTACTGGGCCATGAAGGTGGAGGAAATTAACAACGCCCTGGACGCCCTGGAAGAACTGGGGCGCCGGGCGCAATACTACGACAAGGGGGAATTTTAAGTGAGTAAAAAAATGGACGAAGCCTTAAAGGAATTGAGAGAAGAAGCCCGCAGGCATCTTAAGGAAACGCTTGTAATCAATCAAGAAGAAGCCGAAGCCTTAAAGGAATTGAGAGAAGAAGCCCGCAGGCAGGGCAAACTTAACGACCAGGAACCGGACTACAAAAAAAGCACATACTGGCCCATTATGGAAGGATACACCCAGGAAGCGCTGGACCAAATGCTGACAGAATACGAGGGGCTTAATAAATTCATTGAGAGCGCAACCAAGGCCATAACCGGCGCACACATGGAAGAAGCCTGGGCAGCCCTGGGTAAAGCACAGGTGCAAGGCGTAAACCCAATATTAAGCCTGTTATGGCAGGAACTACATGCCGCATATTTGTGCGGAATATTCATTGGCCGCAAGCTGGAAGCGGAAGGCGTGCCGGTGCCCAAAAAGCCCGGCAACCATTAAGGTGGTGGTATAATGCCACAATGGAGAAAATGCCCAAAGTGCGGCGAATGGTATTACAGCGCCGACCATAGCCCAAAGGACTGGACATGCGAAAGGTGCGGGGCCACCATATCGGCAAAACAGGTAAAACCTGCGGGACCTGCCGGTGGTGGCGGCGGCCCTGGGCGTCGGTTCCTTATTGCATAGGGACCGGAGAACCGAGGGACCCGGCCGCACCTGGGTGCTATTTTTACAAAAATGCGACAAAAAAAGAGGATTTTACGGCCCGGCGTCAAAAATAATTAAAATAATTATTGAAAGCGTAAAAGGAAGATGATACCATTAAAATAACGGGGGCGCCGGACAAGGTAAAATCGAACATAAATAAGGCGACTGGGGAGAAATGCGCCCGAATTTACGGCGAAGCCCTGCCGGTCGCCTTTTTGGCTTACCTGGCGACCTGGTGCGGGAACCGGCCAGGTGGCTGGGGTATAAATGGCAGGACCTTGCCCGTTAAAAGCCCGGTCGCCCTCCTGCCAGGAGTTCCCGTTCGGTGCGGGTCCTGCCCAATACATACCGGAAGGGGGTGCAAGGGGGTGGCCGAAACATGACCCAGCAAATTGAACTGGACAAGCTAGACAGGCAAGTGGAAGAACTTTATTTGCGTGGAATAAGGTCCAAAGCCGAGATAATGCGCAAGGTCCTGGGGGACCCGGAAGGGTCCACGGACGAGGAAAAGGCAAAGGACTATAACGCCAAGTATCAGAAAATAAGCAGGTCCCTGGAACGCATAAAGAAGCGCTGGAAGGAAGGGTGGACCTACGAGGACCAAGCAAGCCTGGACGAACAGCGCTACCAGCGCATTGAAGAATTATACGAGATAGTGCGGGAAGCCTGGGACCTAGCCAAAAAAGCAGAGAGCGAAGCCAGCCGAGTGGGCGCCCTTAACGCCGTAAACGCCGCCCTGCGTGAAGTATCAGAATTGCAGGGACTACGGGCAAAAATTATCAAGGTGGAAGGGGGCCTGGGTATTGACTTTTCCACAGCAAGCGACGAGGACCTGGACCGAGAATTGGCAAAAATCCAGCGCAAACTTGACAAGAGGGGAAAAGGAACGCCTGCTGGCGGCATGGCATGAAAAACAGGTCCGCCGGGCTAGGAAGAACGCAAACGCCTTTATGGAATATGTTATGTTCGACCTACCGGAACAGGAGCCTATACACGCCGCCATACAGGACCACATAAGCGCCCACAAATATGCCGGGGTCCTGGCACCAAGGGACCACGGGAAAACCGGGCAAATGATTGGCCGGGTATTGTGGGAACTGGGCCGCAACCCGGACCTGCGAATTAAGGTTGTAAGGAACAGCGACCCAAAGGCCAGGGAATTCCTTTTCGCCTTAACCCAGCACATGCAAAACAACAGCCGCTTACACCGGGTATTCCCACACCTGCGCATTGAAAAGGGGCTGGACGAAGCGGCGCAGGCCACAGGTTCCAAAATACTGGTGAAAAGGAAAAAGCAAAGCCCGGACGCCAGCGTGGAAGCCTGCGGGGTAACCAGCACCGCAACCGGTGGGCGTGCAGACATAATTATATTTGACGACATAGTGGACTTTAGAAACGCCATTGCTAACCCGGCCATGCGGCCGAAAATCAAACAAAGTTTTTACAGCGTATGGCTTAACCTACTAGAACCCTGGGGCCGCATAGTGTATATTGCAACCGTGTGGCACACCGACGACCTAACCCACGAAATTATGAGGAACCCGGAATATAACTTCATGGTGCTACGAGTTGCAGAGGACTTCGGGAGCATACAGGCGGACGACGGCCGCACCTTCCCGCTTTGGGAATGGGACTGGGCCGAGGACCCAAGAAACCAGGAAGCTGGAAGCATAACTGGGCTATGGGAGGACCCGACCGTCCGGGGTAAAATCCTGCTAAAGAAGGAACTGGACGACGGGGCCGTGCGGTTCCTGGTGAAATTCGCCAACGGCGTGCGCTGGATAGACGCCCAGGACACCGTGGTGGAGAAATGGACAGCCAGGGCCTTAAAAGCAAGAAGCCGGGAAATAGGCCAGCGAGAATTCGACAGGGGTTACCGGAACCGGGCGCTATCCGACGACGAAGCAACCTTCCCGGAAGCCGTGGTGGACGGCATGGTGGACCGAAACATGCACCCGCACGACATACCGGCCGACTGGCCGAGGTTCGGGGGTGTGGACCTGGCAATATCAAAGCAGGACCAGGCCGCATATACTGTATTTTTCGTCCTGGCCGTGAACCCAAAAGACGGCGAGCGGGTCCCGGAAAAAATCGTCCGGGGAAAATTCGGAAGCCCGGAAACCGTGGACATATTGGAAGAACTACACCACCGCCACAATGTGCAAATGTGGTATGTGGAAAATAACGCCTACCAGGAAGCGGTCCTGCAATGGATAGAGTATAAGCGCAAGCAGGGCCTAATGAAGAACCCGGAGCCTATACCATTAAAGGGCTTTATGACCGGGAAGCAAAAGGCGGACCCATTCGTGGGCCTTCCTGGGGTCGCTACAGAAATGGCGAATGGCGGGTGGCGCTTGCCGCTAGGCGACGGGCCGCACAGGTCCGACTGCACATGCGCAAGGTGCGTATGGGTGCAGGAATTAAAAACCTACCCAATAGGCAAAAACACCGACACCGTTATGGCGTCCTGGTTCGCAAGAGAAGCCGCCAGGGCCGGCATAAGGCCAAGCACCAAGAAATTAGCGCAAAGGAAATATAAAAAATCAATGGCCGCAGGTGTTAAGTGGTAGAAAGGGGGGAGAAAATGGCAAAGGAAAACGTGGTAAAAATGCAGGAAAAGAAAAAGCCGCCCACCAGCGAACTGGGAGCCATAGGGACTTCGGTTTTTGGCACCCTGGTGGACAGCGAATATTTGCGGGAAATGACCTGGCCCAACAGCGTGAAGATATACGACCGCATGAGAAGGTCCGACGCCCAGGTCCAGGCGCTACTTTTGGCCCTGGAACTGCCTATCCGTTCCACCCGTTGGTATGTGGAGCCATACAGCAACGCAAGCAGGGACCGACAAATCGCCGAGTATATCGAGGAAAACCTAATGGCCGGGCCGCCCAACGGAATGACTATTCATTGGGACGACTTCTTGCGCCTGGCGCTAGGAATGAACTGGGCCGGATATACCATATTTGAAAAAGTATTCGAGGTCCAGGACGACGGCCTGGTGAAGTGGCGCAAATTCGCCGAGCGCCCACAAAGGACCATAAAAGCCTTTTTTTACGACGACACCGGAGGACCTGCCGCAATAGAACAATGGACCCAGGGCACGGCGGCCGTAAAAATACCCATTGACCGCCTGCTGGTATTCACCAAGAGAAAAGAAGGCGGACACATGGAAGGCATGAGCGTTTTAAGGGCCGCATATAAGCATTGGTTCATAAAAGATTTTTTATACAAGGTAATAAATATCGGAATTGAACGCAACCTGGTGGGAACACCGGTTGGAAAACTGCCGGAGCAATACACCGAGGACGACGAAGAACTAATGCACCAAATAGTTACGACGTTAAGGTCCGCCGAGCAGGCCGGGGTTACCCTGCCGCCTGGCTTTGAATTGGACCTATTCGAGGGCAAGCGCAACCTTTACGAGGTTAAGGACTACCTGGAACACCACGACACCAGCATATTAAAAGCGGGCCTGGCCCAATTCCTTAACCTGGGAACCAAGGACGTGGGAAGCTGGGCACTATCAGAGGACCAAAGCAGTTTTTTCCTTATGGCGCTTAATGCTGACGCCCAATACATTGCCAACACCATAAACAGCTATGCAATACCGCAATTAGTGGACTATAACTGGGACGTGGAAGGATACCCGACCATAAAATGCGACCCGGTGGGGAACAGGGGCAAGGATAAAATCATAAACGGCCTTAAAACCCTAATTGACGGCAAGGTGGTGCTACCGGACGACAACCTGGAAGAATTCATGCGGGACCTTATGGGCCTGCCGGAGCCAGGAGAGCCGAGAATGGCCGCACCGGCGCCACAGCCACAAGACCCGGAGAACCCGGAGCAGGACCCACCGGCGGAACCCGTGGCCGCTACGGAACCGAGAACCAGGAAAAAACGCAAGCGCCTGGCCCTGCGGGAACCGGAACAAAAGAAGCCGGAGCCACAACAAAGAACTGGGGACAAACACCCACAGGTCCACGTCCACAACCTGGCACACGACCACGGCGCCCAGGGGTGCGGGTGCGGTGCGCATGATAGAGCGGCCAGGGCCTTCAATGAGGACGGGACCAGGAAGTGGCGCAGGGACCTAACGACCTATGAAAGACGCATACGCCTGGACGAAATCGAACGCCGCATGGACACGGCCGAAGATTTAATCCAGGCCAAGGGGCTAGAAATCATTAACGACGCCCTGCGGGAATACCTGGACAAGCTGGTGCCCTACGTCCAGGAAGGGAAGCTGGCCCAAATAGCAAAGGCCGACGTAAACCTGGAAGCCCTGGAAACCTGGCTGGCTAATTACCTGGTGGACCTTTCAATGTTCGGGGCCAGGGAAGCGGCCCAGGAGCATGAGAAGGAGCCACCGGAGAAGCCACCAAGGGAATTCAAGCAGAAGGCCGACACCAGGGCCGCATTGGTAACCCAGCAAGTGGCCGCAAGGATAAGCACCAGGGCGGGCCATGTGCTAACCACAGCCATAGAAAACGGCGTGGACCCGACGGCCGCAATTGCACAGGCCAGGAGGTCCGCCGAGAAGGTGGCCGAAACTGAAATGAAAGGCCACGCCAGCGCCCAGGTTGCCGGCGCTATCAACACCGGACGCAACCACCTGGGCACACGCATGGGCGCAAGATACGCCCAAAGGTCCGAAATATTGGACGAAAGGACCTGCCCGCTATGCCGAGCAATTGACGGCATGGTGGCCCGCACGGACAGCAGAGAATTTAAGAAATACAGGGGTCTGGTGCATAACAATTGCCGGGGAATATGGGCCTTTATATTGCCGGAGGAAGAACCGGAGCCACAAGAAACCTGGCAGGACCCACCCAAGGACCTGGAAGAAGAATTCGGCAACCTATTGCCGGAAGTATAAGGGGGTGAACAAATGCTGGAATTCCTTAAAAGACTATTCAACAGCCGCATAAAAGCAACCGACACGACCGGCGCCATAAAATGCGCCAAGGACGTGGACGGGAAGAACCCAAGGCGCCGATATTACGGGAAGCTAGCCTGGCTAATTCGCCAAGGTGTGCCGCTACCCGAAGCCAAGAGGAAAGCGGCCGGATATGCCGGCGGTAAACAGGTTCCCGAAAAAGGGGACGGTGGCGACTATACAATGCCCTACCGCAACATAAACGAATTGCCGCAACAGGTAAGGGACGCCCTGCCGGCGGAAGCACAAAAAATATGGCTGGACGCCTACAACGCCGCCCACAATGACGGCGAGGACGAGAGCACGGCGGCAAGCATAGCATGGCAGGCCGTGAAGAACGCCGGGTGGAAGAAAGAGGACGGGAACTGGGTTAAGGCAAGCGAGCCACAGAAGGTCCACGGTATGGTTGACCTGGCCGGGGTAACCTTCGACGAATACATGCCCGACCCACAGAACCCGGACCGGGTGGAATTGGTAAGCGAAATCCAAATCATGCGCACCGGTTCCTGGAACCACCCGCTATATGGCAAATTCACAATTAAAGACGAGGACATGGACCTTTTCGTAAAGCACTTTTACGAGAACGTCCGAGGGGTGGACCTGGCCGTGGACCAGGAGCACGTCCCGGGAGGCGGGGCGGCCGGTTGGTTCAAGGACGTATTTAAGAGGGGGAACACCCTATGGGCCAAGATAGCCTGGACGCCGCTGGGTGCCCAGTTAATCAAGGACAAGGTATACCGTTATTTTAGCCCGGAATTCGACTTCGACTATAAGGACCCGGAAACTGGGCAGAAATACCGGTGTGTTCTTTATGGTGGGGCGCTGACAAATAGGCCCTTTATTAAGGGAATGGAACCCATAATGTTAAGTGAGGACGTGGCCCAGGAAATCCTGGACGCCCTTAAATATAACTTCTTGAAAGGGGGCGAACCAGCAGAACCGGAACCAGGGCCCGGTAACCAAGACCCTGGAAATTCACGAAAGGGGGAAACAGAATTGAAACTATCCGAATTAATAAAGCTATTCGGTTGGCCGGAGGACACAACCGAAGAACAGGCCAAGCAAAAGCTGGCCGAAATGGCGCAAGGAAACGATAACGCCGGCGACGGCGGAAGCGACGGGGGCGACGAACCCGAAGGCGGCAACATGAACCTGGCCGAAACCGTAACCAAGTTAAGCGAGAGGGTTAAGGCCCTGGAAAAAGAAAACGGCGACCTTAAAGCCAAGGCGCTGAACGAGCGCTGGAACAGGGTATGCCAGGACGCCTTCAAGGACGGCCGACTTACTCAAAAGTTGGCCGAGAAGTTTAAGCCCATGTTTGTGGCCGACCCGGACGGAACCGAAGAAATAATCAAGAATCTGCCCAAGGCCGTGCCTAATCCACAAGGGAACGACGGCGGCGGCAATGGTGGGGGCGGTCCCGTCCAGTTAAGTGAAACCCACAAAGCTATTTGCCAGCAAATGGGCGTTGACCCGGAATTGGTCGTGAAGTATAACCCGGACCTGGCAAACAACCAGGGCGAATAAGCCCTAAAAATACCGAAAGGGGGAAAAGTGAATGGCATTAACAGCAGATAGAAACGTCAAGAGAAAAGACGGAAAATTAATAAGCTACCCGGTGGCCGCAAACGCCGTAATTTATAAGGGTGCCTTACTTATGCTGGACGGTGGTTACATTAAGCCGGCCCAGGGACAAGCTACCGGCGACGCCGCAAACGCCATTTTTGCCGGCTATGCTTACGAAGCCGTGGACAATAGCGGCGGAGCAGACGGCGACAAAACCGTGAGAGTGGAAACCGAAGGAACTATCCTGGTGGACGGCGACGGCGTGGCCGCAGACGTCGGCAAGGAAGTTTATGTGGTGGACGACGCAACCGTGAGCGTATCCGCCAGCGCCGTGGCAGGCGAAGAAAACTTAAAATGCGGAATTTTGGTTGAGGTTCCAAGCGCCGGCAAGAACAGAATTAAAATTGACAACCACGTCGGCCAGGTAGCCGTAACCGTATAACAATAATTAATTGAAAGGGGGAAACATAAATGGCAGTAGTAACAAGCGACTTTTTGGCGGGGCTATATCAGACATTTAAGGCCCTGTATAAAGACACTTACGAAAAAACACAAGTGGACTGGCCCAAAATTGCCATGCAGGTGCCGTCCGCTACCAGCCAAAACGACTATTCCTGGCTGGGCGAAGTGCCAGGCATGAAAGAATGGGTTGACGAAAGAACTATCGAGGACTTGAAAGCCTGGGACTACACTATCAAGAACAAGGACTGGGAAAGCACTATCGGGGTGGACAGAAACACCATTGAGGACGACCAGTTGGGAATTATTAACCCTAGAATTCAAGGACTGGCCGACGCCGCAAGGACCCACCCGGACCAGCTAGTGTTCCAGCTATTGGATACCGGGTTCGACGAAGTGTGCTTTGACGGCCAATACTTCTTCGACACCGACCACCCATTGGAGGACGGAAGCACCCAAAGCAATAAGATAACGACCGCTTTTGGTGAAACAGGGTTCCAGGAAGCCCTGGTATTAATCCGTAAAATGAAAGGGTGGACTGGCAGGGCCTTAAATATTAACGGACCTTTTACCCTAGTGGTAAGCCCGCAGGACGAAGTGGAAGCCTTGAAGCTGGCGACAAACAGCAAGCTGGCGAATGGCGAGGACAACCCCTACAAGGCCCTAATCAAGGAAGTAATCGTAAGGGCGGACATTACAGACGGGCGTTGGTTCTTGCTTTGCACCAACAAGCCAATAAAGCCGTTAATCCTGCAAATGAGAAAGCAACCCGAATTCGTGGCACAGGACGACCCAACAAAAAGCGAAACTGTATTCATGCGCAAAAAATTCCTGTATGGCGTGGACGCCCGTTACAATGTGGGCTTTGGACTTTACCAGCTTGCGGTTGGGTCCACCGGAACAGGAGCATAAACCAATTAATTAACTAGGCCCGGAACTGCCAACCAAGCCTAGTTACTAAAAGGAGGGGTCAAGGTTGGCAAAACTATTAATAAAGGCCAAGCGCAAAGCCGGTTTTTGGAGAGCCAAGCGCTTTTGGCCGTATAAGGGAATTGTAATTGACACCGAGGAATTGACAAAAGAGGAACTGGAAGCAATCAAGGCCGAAAAAATGCTGGTGGTGAAACCCACAGAGGAAGAAAAGCCGAAGCAGGAGCAAAAGCCCGACGACAAGGAAACCAAGAAGCCGGAGCCGGAGCCTGCACCCGAACCCGAACCCACGCCGGAGCCGGAACCCGAGCCGGGGACCGAAGCACCGGAGGACGCAGGCGAGCAATTGAGCAAAGAGGAACTGGAAGCAATGACCGCCGAGGACCTGCGAGAAATGGCTAAAAACATGGGCCTATCGGGTTATAGTGGGGCAAAAAAAGCGGACCTGGTGAAAATGGTATCCGACGCCCTGGCAGTAGACGGCCAAGAGTAAGGGAGGAATAAGCCGTGGCATACGAACCGAAATACCACGACCAGGCGGCCGTGGAACAACTATTCCGCCAGGCAAAAGTAACATTCACCGAAACGTCGCCGGTTACCCAGGCGGACCTTGCCGACCATATCGAGAAAACCGAAGAATACGTCGAAAGCCGCATAAGGTCCAAATACCAGGTGCCGGTTACAGACAGCGAAGCGGTTAAAATCCTGGGGGAAATATGCGCAATGCTTACGGCGGCCAAGGTGTGGCGAATACTTAACCAGTTAAGCCAGGCCGGTGGCGCTAACCTGGGCAAAGACTGGGAAACAAGCGCCGAAAGAAAGCTGGACCTAATCGTGGCCGGTAAAATGACCCTGGGCGGCCTAACGGTCGAGGGGGCAGGAAGCGGACCACGAACCGGCATTGACACCAGCGAGGACCCGACCTGGAAGCTGGGGACGGACCAATGGTAAAAAGGGGGTGGCGGCATGGCTAACGACAGCCTGGTGCACCTGCGCTTTGAATTAGCGGGCACGGTGCAATTATCCAGGGTCCTGGAAGGCATAAGCGGCGACCTTTCGGACCTGCGCCCGGCATGGGAGCGCATGGCCCAGGAATACCGAGAAACAAGGCACGGGCTATTCGCCAGGGAAGGTTCCTTCGAGGGCGAACCGGCCTGGGACCCATTAAGCCCGAAATACGCAGAATGGAAGGAACAACGCTACCCAGACCGGCCCATTTTAGTGCTAACCGGCGAAACCAGGGCCAGCTTAACCGACGCCAGCCACCCGGACCATTACTTTAAGGCCGAGCCGCAGGAAATGGCCGTGGGTTCGGTCCACAAAACGCCGGACGGGCGCTGGAACCTGCCGCTACTTCACCAGCTAGGGACCAGGAACATGCCCGCAAGGCCACCCGGAAACCTTACCCAGCCGGAGAAGGGCCGGTGGGTGTCCATTCTCCACGAATGGCTTTGGGAGGACCGGGCCGCCTGGTGGGTTAATAAAGAAATGAAGGACATGGACCGGGAATTCCGCCGCAAATCCGGCCTATAAAGGGGGGCCAATATGGAGAAATTGCAAGAACATGCCAAGGACCTGCTGGTGGCGAACCTGGACGCCATGCTGGACCAGGTGGACCAGGAAATGAACACCGCCACAGGAGCAACGACCACAACGGAAAAAATACCAGGGTCCCAAATATACCCGCACGACCTAACCAACCGGCCCGCCTTCCCGTCGTGTTCTATCATGGCCCGAAGGGGGACGCCACACGACCAGCAATTCGACTTTGAGGAATGGGAATACACCCTGGAAATAGAAGTATACCAGGCCGGCCAGGAACCGGGGGACCTACTGCGGCAAATAGAGCGCTACGCCGAAGCTACTAAACGCATAATGAGGAACCCGGAGAACTGGGACGGTGTGGCCCACGACCCAAGAGTTACCGGCATATTTTACAGCAATGTGCTACCGGACGAGAGCGGGCTAATAAGGGCCTGCCGGGTCAATGTGGCCGTTAGTGTAATAGAGAATTTTTAAAAAGGGGGAAATCCGAATGAGTAAAGACGCAACAAAAATTCATGTGGGACCGGGAACCCTAACCCTGGACCCGGACGGCGACGCCGTGGACCTGGGTTATACTAGGGACGGCGGCATATTAACCTTTAATAAAACCGTGGAACCCATAACCGTGGACCAATTGCTGGGGCCTGCCGGGTTCTTTATCCCAGGGGAAGAATGTTCCTTTGAAACCCTGCTGACCCAGTTAAGCATGGAAAAACTGGCCTATGCTATGGGACTGGACCCAACGACTTACGTTACCACACAAGCGGCAGACGTTAGCAACGCCGGTTACGACCAGCTAGACTTCGGGGAAAATTACGAGGTAATGGAAAAAGCAATCGAATACAGGGCGCCCAAGCGCACCAATAGGAACCTGGCAATTGTTATTCGCTTGTATATATGCGTAATCAAGCCCGAAATTGAACTGACATTCGCCAAAGACGGGTCCACGGCTTACAGGTTCGCAATTCAAGCAAGGCCGGACACCAGCAAGGAAGCCGGCAAGCAATTGGGTTACTTTAGAGAAGAAACAGCCGTGGCGACTGGCTAAAACTAAAAGCGGCGTAATCGCCGCATAACGGGAACAAAACCAAAGGAGGGGCAAGAGTATGGGAAGCAACAAAAAAGCCAATAGCGTGGCGTTTAACAACGTCAAAACACGCACGGAAAAGGACGTATTGAGCCAAAGGGGCGAAAAGGTAAAACTGGGCAACCTGGAAGTGGAGGTCAAGCCCTTGCCCTGGGACGACGCCAACGCCCTAGAAGATAAAATATTGGAGGTCCTGGGGCAATTCGACGAATTGCAAACTATTGACACCACCGAGAAGGGCGCCGGCCAAAAAGTGGTCGGGCTTATCAAAAAAATGTTAAGGGACGACCTGCTGGCAATAGTATGCACGGCCGTGCCCGAACTAGACGAACAGAAAATCAAGGAGAGCGGGGCCACCAAGGCCGAGGTTATTAACCTGGCCGTGGAAGCAATTGCCGTAAATTACGGATATGTAAAAAACTTCGTGGCCCTGGCGTCCGGGGTTCTCAAATAGACCCGGATCCGGCCGACTGGGGCGACCTTTTCGACTGGTGGTTGCATGAATACCCTGGTTATACCATAAGCCGCATAAGGAAAGAGGTTACCAGGGAACAAATGGTGTTATTACAGCAGAAGGCCACCAGGCGGAACATGAACGAAAAGGACTTTTGGGCCAGGTTGCATAATCGCAAAATTAAAAAGCCTGGCCTGGACTTTTCGGGAGCCGTTGCCATTGAAGAATTGGTCGGCAGGGGTGTGCCTGGGTTCGGCGGTGGCCCGCATGAAAGGGGGTAAAATATGGCCCTTGTAGGTGATTTATTAATCCGCATACTGGGCGACAGCAAGGGCGGGTCCGCCGCCTTGCAGGACGTCCAGGGCGACATTGACAAAACAGAAAAGAAGGCCAGCACCTTCAAAAGTGCGCTGGCCGGCATGGGAAAGGGTGCCGGCGCCGCCCTGGGTGCCGTGGCACTAAAGGCGGGCCAGCTTGCCCTGGAACAAGAGAAGGCAAGCAGTAAGTTTGCCGCCGCCACCGGCATGAGCACGGAAGCGGTTAAGGAATTCGACCAGGCGGCCCGGAACCTTTGGAAAAACAATTTTGGCGAAAACTTCGCAGATATTTACGACACAATGGGCAGGGTGAAAAAGGAATTCAACGCCACGGCCAAGGAAACCGAGGAATTAACCAAATATGCAATAATTCTTCGAGATACCTTCGACTATGAAGTCAACGAGAGCATAAGGGCGGCCGGAACCCTTGCCAAAAACTTCAACATGGAAGGAAAAGAAGCCTTCGACATTATAACAGCGACCGCACAGCAAGCCGGGGACAAGGCCGACGACCTACTGGACACCTTCAACGAATATTCCGTCCAATTCGCAGAAATGGGTTACAGCGCCGAAGAATTCGCCGGCATTTTAGTTAAGGGCCTGCAAGACGGCGCCTTCAATACCGACAAAGTGGCCGACGCAGTAAAGGAATTCAATATCCGTATTAAGGACGGGTCCGACAGCACCAACGAAGCGGTGCAGGCATTACTGGGAATGGAAGGAGCCGACCAGCTATTCAACGACCTATCCACCGGAGCAATTACCGGAGCCGACGCCATGAAGATATTATCCGAGCAATTAAAGGGCATTGAGGACCCGCTAAAGCGTGAACAGCTAGGCGTTGCCCTTTTCGGGACCCAATGGGAGGACGTCGGGGACAGCATGGTGCTGGCCTTCACGGAAGGAACCACAGCCCTGCAAAACTTCGAGGGTTCCACGGAGCAGGCCGGGGACCAGGTCCGTAACAACCTAACCAGCAAAATGCAGGGACTTTACAGGTCGGTAATGGGGAACGTCCTGGCTTTTTCTCAAAAATTCGGCCCGGCATTAACGACCTTTTCCAGCTTGTCCATGAGCGCAAGCACGATGTTACCAGGCTTAATAAGCCACATAAAAAGCCTTACAGTAGCAACAGAAGGGCAAACCATTGCACAACGAGCGCTTAACTTTGTAATGAGCGCAAACCCAATTGGCCTGGTAATCACGGCAATAATGGCCTTAATCGGGGTCTTTGTCCTGGCCTACAATAAAAGCGAATGGTTCCGCAAAAAAGTGGACAAGGTGTGGGCCGCAATAAAAGAAAGCACAAGAAAGTTTTTAACCGGACTGGTGGAATTTTTTAAGGAACATTGGGACCTATTATTGACGGTTGCGTTAGGTCCTATTGGGGCGCTATTAGCCGCAGTAATAAAAAACTGGGACGAAATCAAAGCCAAGACAAGCGCTGTTTCGGACGCCGTGGTAAATACGGTTCGCAATGGGTGGGAAGCCGCAAAAACAAAAACCAGCGAAATATTAAACGGAATATCCACCTTTATTTCCCGAACCTGGGATAATATACGCAACACCGTGGCCCAAAAGGTCCAGGCAGTAAAAGACACAATAAGGGAAATACCCGACTTTATGAAAAACGCCTGGAAATGGGGACTTGATTTTATGCGCAACCTGGCCGACGGGATAAGGGACGGAATAAGGCGCTTTGTTAAAAGCGCAGTACAAAAAGCAAAAAGCGTGGTAAGCAACCTTAATCCATTTAAGCGCCAAAGCCCGTCGCTTGTAGACCGAGTTAAGGCAGGCGTCAAGGTAATAAGCCAGGAATACGGAAAGCTGGCCCGACTGCGAATTGGCCCGCCCAACGTCCCGGTGCCGGTTCCAACCGGAGCGCCAGGAGAAACAGGAGCAGGAGGGGCTGGCGGGGTCGGTGGCGGCATGAGTGCCGGCCAAATGATAGGCCAGCTAATCGTCCAGGCGCCGACGCCTTTATCGCCGGCAGAGGTAGCAAGGCAAACAGAAATCACACAGCGCCGCCTGGCTTTGGAATGGGGGTTGAAGTAATATGCCAGCAAGACTTGTATATATAAACAACAGAACAAGCGAAACCATAACCCTTTCGACCAATGGGCCGTATTACCTGGTAAGTGCCGGGAACATGGGGACCGCACCGGTAGAAACCCAAACACAAAGGGCGCCCTACCAGGACGGTGCCGCTTATATTGACAGCCGACTGGAACCCAGGACCATAGCCATAAACGTGTTTATAAAAGCAACAAGTGAAGCGGACCTGGTGGACAAGCGCCGCAAGCTGGTGCGGGTGTTCAACCCGAAAGACGGCGAGGGGACCCTAAAATGGCAAGGTGCCATTGAAAGAAACATAAAAGCGGTTCCAAACCCTGGGGTTGAATTCCCAGGAGGGGAGAGCATAGGCCCGAATTGGCAAAGGTGCACCGTTTACCTGCTGGCGGCTAAACCGTTGTTCTATGACCCGGAAATAAACAAGCCAATAATGGCGGCGTTCCTGGGTGGCCTTTCGTTCCCGTTCTCTTTTCCCATGAGTTTTTCAACAGCCGGCAGTAAGCTGGAAATGAAAAACATGGGGGACGTGGCCGCACCGGTTGAAATAGACTTTTACGGTCCGGCCCTTAATCCTATCGTAAGGAACGAAACAACAGGAAAGCATATTAAAGTTATTAAGGAAATCCTGGACGGCGAGGTCCTAAAAATAAGGACCGCCCAGGGTGAAAAATCGGTGGTAATTGTGAAGGGCGACGGGTCCGAGGAAAACGCAATGCACTACCTGGACGACACCAGCGAATTTTGGCACCTGGAACCCGGAGCCAATACGGTAAGCTACGAGGAAGAAAGCGGAAGCCAGGATGCCGAGGTTTACGTCCGTTGGTATGATTATTATATCGGAATATAGGGGGTGAATAACCTATGACAGAACATTACAGGTTTTTTGATAGTGGGACAGGTGATACCAGGGAATACACAAGCGGAGAATTCGCCGAGGTCCTGGCAAGGTTCATAAGGGACGGGGTGGTCCCGAACCAGGGCGAAGAATTGGCCGTGGAGCCGTTGACACCGGAAGCAATGGGGGTCAATGTGCCGGCCGGCATGGCTTTTGTTCAGGGGAGGTTCTACTATAACGACGCAGACCTGACCCTAACTATCGAAGCCGCAGATGATACGAACCCACGAATTGACCGTGTGGTCCTACGCCTGGACCTAACGGCAGAAAACCGAAACATTAAAGCCGTAATAAAAACGGGAACGCCGGGAGTTAGCCCAAGCCCGCCGGCCTTGCAACAGGACACCAGTATATACGAAATTAGCCTGGCCCAGGTTTATGTGGCCGCCGGTGCTATTGCTATTTATGCAGGGGACATAACAGACGAAAGAGCAACGAGCGCCTGCGGGTGGGCGGTGCCGCCGCACATTGACGACCACAGACACGACGGAAGCCAGGGCGACGGTCCGCAGGTTGACCATGTGGACCTTCTTAATAAGGGAAGCATGACCCACGCACAAATTGACGCACACGTTCACGACGGAACCAATGGGGACCAACAAGTGGACCATGTGGACCTGCTTAACAAAGGAACTTACACCCACGCACAAATTGACAGCCACATTAATGCGGCCAGCAATGTGCACGGCGTCGGGTCCGGCAAATATGTGGCCCGTTCAAGCCGAAGCGACCACCTGGTGGACTGGAACAGCGACATTGCTAACATTGCATTATCGGACGCACAGCACGGAAGCCGTGGTGGCGGAAGCCTTCACGCAACCGCAACAACCAGCACCGCCGGCTTTTTGAGTGCCACAGATAAACAGGAAGTTAACAAAATTCCCATGCTGGAAGGTGCGGTGGACAACCAAGCAATAGATTTTTACGAACTATACAGCGACCTTTATTATGGCGGGTATGTATCAGGCGGCGTCGTAAACGACTTTATAGCATACAACTTTGATATATTCAAAGACACCAGCAAAGTGGACACAGCAAACACGGAAGCATGGGTGGAAACAGAAGGACAGCGTGTTCTAGGCGCAGACGGGGCGGTGGCCGCAGTAACGGACACATCTAGCTGGTCCGGTGCATACTTTGGAGATATTAAATGGGGCCTAGAAATACAACCGAAAATAAACTGTAAACTAAAAACATTTACCTTTCACGTTAAGACAGATAGCGGGACGGACGGGCTTATCGCCTTCCAACTATACGACGCCGACACCAAAGGCAAAATATGGGAAACGGCAGGAAGCAACGCCGTAAATATAGGGTCGTATAGGTTCCAGGTATCACCAAACCAAGTATTGCAAGCAGGAAAAAAATACGTTTTAACGTGTTACTTTCATGGGGCAGAATATGCCCGCCCGCACGCCTATTATTACACAGGGGTCCAACAAAATGTATATATTGGGGATATTGTCGGAGCCTGCGAAGTGCTAGCGTATAGAACGACCGGGGACCCTTCCGGGGACGTTTTTCCACCTAATAGAACTACGACTAATGATGCCAATTATTTAGGGGCCTGGGGCTTTGATATTGACCCGGACCCCGGAACAGTTTACAGCTTTGAAAGCGACAACTTTAATTTTGGCTTTGATATTCAAAAGTTAAGGGTCTATATTTCTTTGAAAGGTAGCGTTACAAATGTAAAAATATCCACAAATGGCGGGAGCACATGGCAAACGCCCACTCAGGTATCTTCAAGGGCTGACCCGAAATTTTCCGCATACACGGAATTCACCTGCGAACTAGACGTGGGCGGGGCGTCGCAAACTGCGAAACTTTACTTTGAAACAAACGCCACAGGGGCCGAGGTTAAGCGTTACGGTCTTTATGCCAAGTAAGGGGGTGTTAATGTGAACCAAATAACAAGAAACCCGGAAACAGGGGTGCATTACAAAAAGCCAAACGAGCAAGACCGCACCACCCTATTGACGCAAATACTGGCGGACGTGATAGACGCAGTATTAAAAGGGCAGGTGGACAGCAAAATGGCGGCCGCATTGCAAAAGCACAAGGAGGACCTGGAAGGTATTAACGCAGATATGGCAAGGCGAAAACAAATAATTGAAGCGGTGGAAAAAAAGGTAAACCTTCCACCGCAAGCAGGTGGACCGCAGGCAGGTGGTAAGTAATGGCTAGGTATGAAATCCGGGTCCTGGACCCGGCCCTTGCCTGGGTGGACGTGGCCGACCAGTATAAAAGCCTAACCTGGAAGCGGCGCTGGCAGAAGCCAGGCGAATTCCACCTGGTAATAAACAAGAACACCAAGGCCGCCGCAAATATCAAAAAAGGCGGGGTCCTCTATATCCGCAGGGACGGCAAACACGAAGCGGCCGGGTATATCCGCAGGGTAGCCCGCCGCATAGAAGAAGGCGGCAAAATAACCGAGGACCTGGAAGTGAGCGGCAACACCCTGGACGGCATATTGGCCCGCCGCATATGCCTGCCGCCTTCCGGGTCCGCATACGACGAGCGCACAGGCCCGGCCGAAACGGTTATGCACGGCTACGTCAACGCCAATGCAGTAAGCCCGGACGACCCGGCCCGCAAAATTCCCAACCTGGCCCTGGGAACCGACCAGGGCCGAGGGGCCACCATAACCGAGCGCATGAGATACAACCCGCTACCGGAAGCACTTTTATTTTGCGCCCTGGCCGGCGGGAACCTGGGGTGGGAAATTACCCTGGAAGGGAAGCAGTTTATATTCAACGTCCTGGCCGGCACCGACCGGTCCAGCGCCCAAAGCACGGTCCCACCCATTATTTTTTCGCCGGACTTTGAAAATATACGCCTTATGGCCTGGGAGCAAAGCGACATTGGCATATTTAATTCCGCATACGTCGCAGGCCAGGGGGAAGGAGCCGCCCGGACCATTGTTACCCTTCCGGCAACGGAAACGGTGCAGGATACCGACGACGCCCAGGCGGACTTTTTGGAATACACCCTAGCCGACCTGGTGGCGACAGCCGCCCCGGACGTATTCCAGGACTACGAGGACGACACAGCGCAATACTGGTCCGGCAATATACAGGTAAGCACGGACCAAGCATATAGCGGGGCCAAATCCTTGAAAATCATGGATAGTGCAAGCGGGGGACCTGCTTATAGTTACGACGGGGAAATAGTGGGAGATTATGCCACTTTTGACTTTAAAATTTACGTTCCTGCTGGTGTAATCCGGCGCCTGTATTGCACTAATGGCGTTTTTAGGTTCGTTCATGGCAACCTGTACTGCTACGACGGAAGCAGTTATGTTACATTCGCAACCTACAACGAAGGAGCCTGGAACCATATAAAAATAACCAACGGCCCGCCAGGGTCTAAATACTACACCGTGGAAGTAAACGGGGCCACATACCAACCGGTAAGCAGATACGACAACGGTTACCCAATGGAAAGTATGTTCTTTCCCGACAGCGACGTGCTTTACATTGACGACTTTAAGCACTATGGTGGATACGAAGCCGGGGACCTGGAATTGGAGCAAAACCCAAACGTAATTCCCGACGGCGACTTTTCAACCAAGACATTACAGGCGCCTTATTCCAGCGCTATCCGTGGCAGTTTGTCTTTTGTGGACGACCCAACCGCACCAACTAGCGACGTGGCCTTAAAACATGAAGCGACTGGGACCGATAGCTACACGGTACCATATGCCGGAACAAATGCCGCCCTGGCACCTGCCGCAGAGGGGGAAACGTGGACCGGAAGCGTTTTTTGCAAGGTGGAGCAGGACGACACGCAAGTGCAAATATACGTTTTTGCCCTAGACGAAAATTATAATTATATAGACCTTGCACATTACAAGGAAAGCCACAATATAGCTGATGGGTGGTTCCGAATAAGCGCAACCCTTACAATGCCGGCAGGAACCAAATATGTGGCCTGCCGTGTGGATAACGACGGGGGCGCCGGTGCGGTGGTTTACTGGAACGGGTGGCTTTTAGAAAAAGCAGACCAAGCAGGACCTTTTAGGGAAACATATATGCCAACGGGAACCGGCCAAACGCCCGGCCTGGCCCTGGCCGACGCCGGAAAGTATACCACGTCCAGCATTACCTGGACCAGCACAGAGCCAGCCGGAACCAGTATACTGGTGGAAGCGAAGCTGGACAACCAAAGCGACTGGCAAGAGTGCACAAGCGGCCAGGAAATACCGGTATTTGAACACGGTCAAGACCTGGAAAGCCGGACCCTTTATATTCGTGTAACCGAGGAAACCACAGACACCACGACCACGCCGCAATTGCACAGCCTAACGGTTGAGGTCAACGGGTGCGAGCACGTCGGCCTGGGCCGTATAGAACAGTTTGTGGACGCCAGGGACCTGGACACAACCGACAAGCTGGAACAAAGGGGCCAGGCAAAGCTGGCCGAGCAGGACGAAAAAGAAAAGCTGGAAGCGGAAATCCTGCGACCGGTGAACCCTGCAACCTTTTTCCGCTACCGGGACGACTGGGACCTGGGCGACATTGTAACATTGCGGAACCTGGACTGGGGCCTTACCCTTCACAAGCGCATAATGGAAGTAAAGGTGGTCCTGGAACCAGGCAAAGAAGAAGAAATCGCCGTGGTATTCGGTGCGCCCTGGGCGACACTAGGCGACCAAGTAAAAAGCGGGCTGCAACAAATGGGGCCGGCGTTACGAAAATAAAGGAAAATCATACCAAGACGGAGAATACAAGCCCATAAGAAAGGAGGACCAAGGAAAGGAGGAATGTTTCATGTGGGGCGAAGCCGCACAATACGCCGCC